TTACTTTTTTTCGGGTTTTTTGGATACGGCTCTTCCAATATCCTGACACCAATCCTTTTCAGATCTATCTATGTTTTCATTCCTATAAACTGCTGATTGTAGTATATGACTTTCCATTCCAACTGACTTCATTTGAAATAGAAGTGAATTAGTATCTTTGGGAAAACATGTTCCCCCGAAACCTCTACGGGAATCATGTCCTGGAACTTGTGAGTGGCTAGGTCCGATTCTAGAGTCTTGGGTTGCATATAATCGAACATTCTCATAATTTATTCCATTACGCGTACAAAATTCTTCCATTTCATTACAGTAGCTTACCTTAACTGCCAAAAACGTATTTCTGAAATACTTAATCATTTCGGCCTCTTTATTAGACATGAATTCTATATTTGTATTCAAAATACAATTATTATACTTCGCTAAATGAAATAGATGCTTAATTCTTTGTTTAAATAATTCTTGATGTCCGTGCACCGAAACTGAAGCGGGTATACCAAAAAACCATTTTTTACATTCTCTAAAATCTTGTCTCCAGTTTTTTTCTGTAAGAAATTCGGGCATAAAATAACAACCCAATGAATCACTGGTTCCTATTGGAACAGTGGATCTCATTACAACAAATGGTTTATTTTGATTTTCACCACATGATCGATTAATTGCATCACTTACATTTTTTACTACACTACAAACTATACTGAGGTCACAACTAGAATCTTCGTTCATTGGTGTTGGTACACTTATAAAAATAAATTCACATTCAACTACCATAGTGTCTAGAGTCAACCCCTCGGGTACACATTTTTCAGGAATTATATCGTACATAAGAACACTTATATCATCACATTTTAGAATATTAGTTGCTTGACCAACAAACCCATTTCCGATAATACCGACTTTCATTATTTATTATATTATCTATAAAAAAAATCTTCGGGGTATATATCTAATATTTCCAGTATTTGGATCTCTTACTTCTATATACTGCTGTGAACTCACTAAATCATAATCAGTATAACCTCTATTAGAATTTGTTTGAGAATAATTTCTTTGGTGGGGATGTCTGCGTGAATTTGGTGAAGGTAATTCTAATTGACTTATCCTGGGAGAATTTTCAAGAAAATGTCTTGCAGGAGGTTGTTGTCGGTGGTGAATACCGCGATTAGGTCTAGTCTGCGACTGAGGATGAACTATATTTCTGCGTCTACTAAATCTTCTTTTAAACCACCCTCGAGTTTTTGTATATCGATCTTTGAAATTTTCAATAAAACGCTCTAGAGTACCGGGTTCTTGCATTTTGTGACATATTGGGCATGTATTATTATAATTCATCCACTCGTCTAAACATTCTCGATGGTAATGTATATTACATTCACATTTATTAAGACGTTTACATCTTCTTCTAGCCAATGGACTAAGACATATATGACATGTTTTATTTCTACGTGTCATTATTGTATAATAATTACTTGTAAAAATAATTTGAAATATTAGTGCAGTGGCAATAGTATTTGCTTTTCCGAACCGGGTGAATCGAAACCGGAATACCCATACATTCTATTTTTAATGTATCGTTTATTTGTTATATATACTACCAAAGTACTTCCACACAAACTGGCAGCAAAAAATGATATTTGAGAAAAACTTCCATTAATAATAAATAGTAAATTTAGTGAAGAATATATAGAATTTAAAACTACTAATCTAAGAGCAATTTTGGGTGAATAGTATAGATCAACACTTTTAGGATCCTGAACACAATTTACTACCCAAGGATATACAATTTCATCTAGAAGAGCAATAATAATTTCATTAAAGAAAAATATAAATAAAAATACATAGAATTCCAATTGAGATACTATTGTTTTGCCAAATATTTTTACAGGAGGACCCCACTTAAAATATTCAGAGTAAAAATCAAATGAATAGAAAGTGAGTACTACTCCCACTAAAAATATATATGCCGGAATAATTATTTTATGTGGTTTTGGTATAAGATATTTATTGTACATTATATCTCTCTACACTACAAATAAATAAAAAATGTACCTTTCAGAGTATTTAATTAAACAGACTTATATTTAAGCATTAATAAATTCCATTTTATTTCTTTAGGAAAAGAATTCATTCCTTTTATTCAAATAAGAATTTGCTTTGCAAACGCATTATCATTTGGAAATGAACGTCTCATTGATTTCCAATAAGGATGTTCTGCAACCTTATGATAAAAGTTTTTGCCATGTAAAAACTCCAGCTTTTTTAAATAATAATTGGGTAATTTTTCCGTTTTAGGAAAAAAGCGCATTTACGTATACAAAACATATTTTTTTTTCAAGAATATTATAGAATATTCACGATGGATTCTTGTAAAAATAATGGTTCTAGAATAACAGAAACACCTAAAAAATTTAAATTTATAGACAATACCGAAGAAATAACACAAGATGAATTTATGAAAAAAATGTTAGTAATGATTTTTATATACAAAAAAATAATGGATGGGTGGACAATTTCTAGAAATGAATGGGGTGGGTTTGACTTTTCCAGGTAATTTTTTAAAATAGTATAGACAAAAACCGGTGTTTATTTTTTATGAAAAAAAAATATTTGTAAAAACATATACAACAAAAACATGGCTGGAGCACTCATGCAACTCGTCGCCTACGGCGCCCAAGATGTCTATCTTACAGGTCGCCCAGAAATCACATTCTTCAAGGCTTCATACGAACGCCACACTAACTTCGCCCTCGAAAGCATTGAACAAACTTTCAACGGTACAACCGACTTCGGTCGTAAAGTAAGTGCAACTATTGCACGCAGTGGTGATCTTGTCGGCCCAATGACCCTCGAAGTCAGCATTACTGGTCATACTGATAACGACAGTCATTGGCCAGCCAGCGCAGGTCACGCCATCATCGACGAAGTCGACATTGAAGTAGGTGGCCAACGCATCGACCGCCAATACGGCTGGTGGCTTCAAGTATGGAGCGAACTTACCCTCCCAGGAGGTAAAGAAACTGGTTACGGCACAATGGTCCAAAGTACCCGAACAGCAGCAACCAACGTCACTGCCAATGTACTCTACGTACCCCTTCAATTCTGGTTCAACCGCAATGCAGGCCTCTACCTTCCCCTCATTGCCCTTCAATACCACGAAGTTAAGTGCAATATCACCTTCCAATCCGCTAAATACATGTTGACTGGGGATACTACACCCACCGATACCGCCACCATGACCGCCAAATTATACGTAGACTACATATTCCTTGATACCGATGAACGTCGCGAATTCGCCCAAAACCAACACGAATACCTCATCGAACAACTCCAATTCACTGGTGCCGAAAGTGTCGCCGCAGGCTCACAAAAGGTTCGCCTCAACTTCAACCACCCCGTCAAAGAACTCATGTTCTTCTCCCTCACCGACGCCAACGAAACTGCTGGACACTACTTCAGCTACACCCACCAAACCACCTCCGCTAAACTCCAACTCAACGGCCACGACCGATTCTCCGAACGCGGACACCGTTACTTCACACACGTACAACCATACTACCATCACACCAACATCCCAGGATCCGCTATTTACTGCTACTCATTCGCACTTAAACCAGAAGAACACCAACCATCTGGTACTTGCAACTTCTCCCGCATTGACAACGCCACTCTCCAACTTACCAACGCAGTTGGCTCTGACGGTAACATGACCATCTGCGCAACCAACTACAACATCTTCCGTGTCGTATCTGGTATGGGCGGTCTCGCATACGCCAACTAAGCAGTTTAATAATCGCTCAATAAAAAACCTAAAAACTACTCTAAAAAATTTACAGGGTTTAGTACTTGTTAAGTATATTATCTAGAAACTGTGAATAATATATTATACTTTGACCTTTTTTACTACGGTCAACTCTTTCATTTTAAACTTTTTCAATTCCGGAATAAACTCACACTCATCTGTACTATAAACTATTTTTTGGAAATTTAGTTTGTTTAGCACAGGAGCACAATTTACACATGGATGAGAATATCTGAATATATCGAAGTATTTATTTCCGTCGTCAGCATTCACAAATCTATCAATTCTCACAACAACTATAGTGCATTCTGAATATGGAATATTGGGTGGCATATTAGAAATAGCATCCATCTCCGCGTGGATAGATAATCTGCGTTTGTGGCGGCAATTCAGAATATACTTGTTATATCCTCGTGCAATAATACGCTTCTTGTGAACAACGACTACACCGTGTCTACGGTGCAAACCACTCTTAACAGCCTCCTTCTTAGCCTCCTCACAGTAATAAACAAGCTTGGAATTACCCATTACCGTAATGTAATATAATAGTAGTACAATTAATAATTAATTAATATAGTTAAAGACAGATTCTAAAGTATATTAAAATATGTATAATTCTTCTATTATTCCGTTTACAAACAATCATTCAATTGAAAAGTGCCGGTATATTTCACTAGTAATAGACACAGAATCTACTGAACCAAATAATAAACACTATGTCACTCCGGGAATTATCTATGAAATAGGATATAAATTTACGGGATATTGGAGATCCAAGGGGAAGTGGCACCGAGAAAAAATTGCTGAAGTCAATAGACTAGTATTTGAAACATTTCAATTTGCTACTCCTCGAAAGCACCGGTTGTATACAACTAATTCTGATCAGTATACAGTTACTTCATTCGAAAATGTGTGGGAAGAAATGTATTTTACCCTAGAGAGGTTAATGCGTCTGGGATGCACTACACACATAGAGCTTAGTGGATTTAGAATTGACAACGATTTTGATTTTATGTATCGCACCCAAGATTATATTCGCAAAAATTTTGGTACTCAAAATAAATATATTCACCCACAAGAACTTCAGTACACGATCCCATTTAAGGTTCCCAGAGGTATTACTCTAGATCTCAGAGATCTGTATTCTATATACAACACACTAACAAAAAAGCATATTCTGTTTGGACATTCAAATAAGCTATTCAAGAAATCAAGTTTTGGAAAGGGTGTACTTACAGACTTCGAAACCCTATTCAAATGCTTTTTCATGAATTTGCATTACTCCCAAAAACACACAGCTCGCGAAGACGTGATAGATGAGGAAAATCTTCTATTCGATTTTCTTAAAACTACACAGCGCCTACCCGAAACACCTAAATTTGGAAAAACACCCAAGCATTTCTTTGACGATCAAGTAACTAAGTATAATAATATTTCATCTGACATTAACAGTAATTAATTAGTAAATGATAAATAAAGGCAAATAAAGTAAATAATAAAAAATACTTGAATTTTTTTTAAAAATTCGAATATTTTTATTCTGATTCATAATCTTCCTCCTCAGATTCTTCTTCTAATTCCGATTCATACTCCTCTTCATCAGAACCAGCAATAAAACTATAATCTTCGTCAAAAACACACCCCATTTCATCCTCCGATTCCCATTCTACACCAGAACTTACAGTATCTTCTGTATCTGTGTCGTCATATTCTCCATCTGGATCCTTGTCGTCGAGACATACCTCATTGGGCTCATACCTAACTGGCTTTTTAATATTGCGTCTAGGACGAGTCGTTGCTATACTACTACCATCGTCAACAGTATCAGTTTCAATTGATTCTTGTACTGGAGATTGCAACAAAGACTCTGGACTATCATCGACATCCTTACGCCTTGTTAAAATAGTATATTTCGGAATTTCTATAGTCGACATTTAATTCTTGTTATACTATATTTATTTTTATTCTTTATGTATTTTTAACGCGAAAAAAGTTTGTAATTGAGTGATTTTTGTTCTTCCTATTGATTTCATCTATTTCCTTATTCATTTTCGCCATAATACGTTTGCGAACAATCATATCTTCTTTGAGTATTGGATCAAGAATATCTTGAGGATCCTCCATCAAAATACTGAATATTTCTATAATTTGTTTTCGTAATTGGTTTGTAATATACCAACGATAATCTACACGCTCATTATTTTCTACTAGGTAGTCTGGATCTTCAACTATTTGAGACTGTAGAATGTTTTTCCTTCCTGCATCGGGAACTAGTTTCATTACCATTCTAATACGTTCACTTGTAGAAATTTGAATGCCGGGATTGCGCTCTCGCATTTTAAGTACTAACTGATAGTGAGGCATTGCCTCGGGATTCTTATAGTTTTCAGATCTGAGTTCTCGTGTAAGTACAAAATAGTCTAGTGGAAATTCCCCATCGAGTGTTTTCTTTACATTTTCCTTGACAAAATCAGCAGCCTCTTCTACAGATTTTTTGGTCATGAGAATATCGATTGCTCCGCCAAGAATATGTTTAGTTACTTTACAGAAATCTCGGCGCTTCAAAGCCATTCCCATAGCATTAAACTTGGGGTTTTGGATGTCACCCTCGTATTTCATTCCACAATACCTCTTTTTTGTTAGAAGAATAAACGGAAACATAATTTTTTCATATTCGAAATTGTGAGGGTATGGGAGAATTGCATTCACCTTTTTTTCTGCCAATTGACCAAAACGCTCTGCTTCTTCCAACTTCTTTTTATCCGAGGAATCTACGTTAATAGGAAACTGAAAGAACACAGAATCCGTATCTCCGTACACCGCTTCTGTACCCGGAATTTCTTTAAGAACGCAATCTCGTGCTTTTAGAAGTAATGAGCGCCCAACTGCAGTCGTACAACTAGCAACTGCTTTATAATAAACTGGAGAAACAACAGCACCCATTTGACCATACAAAGAGTTTGCTGTAATTTTGTAAGCGAGTTGCAAACCATTCAAAACACTTCTCTTGTCTTCTGTCTCGGCTTGGGACATCATCTTCTTTGTTTGTTTACGGACTTTAAGTAAAAATATGAGAATATTTGGAAGAATACCGCGATCAGAATCATCCTTGGGTTTTACAAATTCGTGGTGAACTGTTCCCACACTCGCATCTTCATCTTGTCCCTCTTCCCACTCAATTACTTCAATTTCGTCACTACTCGACAAATACTTCTTGTCAAAAATATGCGTGTTTGGAGAGAGATTATGGGAAATAATACTACTGGGATACAGGCTCGCAAAATCATTACATACAACAGGCATGTCGAGATATGCACCCTTTTGAGGTTCAAGAACGATAGCACCTAGATACTTGTTATCTTCTTGTGCACCAAATCCACGAGGACGATCTTCAATAAGATACCCTTTGTTCATACATTCCTTTGCGAGTAGACTAAACGCCTTAATTCCTTGACCACGCAAAATAATATACGAAAGGGGGACACTACTTACATCCGCCAATCCTTTATTGCATGGAACAATATCCAATTTTTGAAATAGCCATATGACTAGATCACAATCTTGTACACAGTATTCTGCAACAATTTTGCGATGAGCCGAGTCTTTGCGCTGATACTCGAAAATTTGATTTGGGGTTACGTCGTGTTTTGTCTGTCCCGTAAAATGTTCTGCCACAAAATTAAGTTTATAGCTGTCAAGCTTGTGGTCGCGCTGGAGAATTTTGAAAAGATCTATTGATACGCGCCCATTGATATTCATATATTTCAAATGATTTTTTCCAAGTGCACTACTGGACAATTCTTTTTCGACGTACTGGTCATCTTTATCACACAGACGCCCAATACTCAAAAGTTCTTCTTCACATCCAAGAAGTTTTGCGCGATGATAGAGGTAGTGATAGTCGAAACCGAAAATATTATACCCCGTAAGAATATCGGCATCTACTCGCTTGATCCATTCTGCCCATTTACAAATAAGATCGTGTTCATTTTGAACACTGACAACTTCTACATTGTCTATGGGATCACACTCATTCAGAGAAAACATTACCTTCCACGTTTCATTTGTAGAATATTCAAGAACACTGGTTCCAATTTGAATAATATGATCCTCTGCATTTTCGGGTTTTGGAAACTGATTGGTTGCAGAAATACACTCAAGATCAAAAGAGGCAATGCGTATGGGAGCAATTTCATTTGAATCATAGTTTTTTACATATGCCCAATCTACATCGATTACTAGCTGAGTATTTGCTTCGCGGTCGCTAATTGTATACTTTGTTTTGTTTATTTTTACCCAGCCGCAAAATTGAATATTTTGAATATGTCCAAATTTAAGAAATGGTTCGAGATTGGATTCATAACACTTGATACGCAATTTACGCTGATACTTCTGTCGAATTATGGATATTACTTTCTTGCGTGCAAATTCTGTAGAAAATACAAGTTTAAGAAAACGATACTTTTTATGGGCGTGGTATCCAAAATACTTTTCTTTGCGAACCGTTTCGTGTTTTTTAAGGTATCCCGACATATCGCCCATATCCATAGACAGTTTCCTTACAAATTTAGCGTAATCTGTTTCGGAATCATCTGGAATTTCAATATAAAAAAACGGCTCGAAGTTCTTGACAAACGCTGTTACAGATTGTCCCGACTTTGTCACTCCAAATAGCTGGATTTCAAACTTGGAATTGGTGTCACCAGATTTCCAATCTATGATTTGAAATTTAAGATTTTGTTTTTGTGGTGATATTTTTACAGGTTTATCCATACGAAACTTCATATTTATTTAATTATCTGAATAATGATGTAGTGCAATAATATTATAAAATAAATCGATTCTTTATTTAGAAAAAATTATCTAAAAAATGAAATTATTTTTATTATAATATAATAATAATCAATGGATCTAGTTATTGTAATAATTATAGTGATATTAGTATTTTTACTATTTAATTTAAAAGTATTTAATTTGGATGATGATCGTGTTTATTATAAACCTATTGGGGGAGAAGACCCATACTATATTAGAGATAGGAAGGATAAAACTAAAGCATACGAAAAAATCAATAGATTGAATGGAGATCTGGATAAAATACGGGGCGATTTTCAGAAATTTAAATTTAATTATCCCCAATACTTCAAAATTCCCGACATAAATCGTTTTTTGAATAGAACTGAAAATATAAGAATAGATGAAACATATACAGATTTTGGTGATGCTGGTGTTACTATAGATAAGAAAAATATCAATATCTGTGTCAGAAAAAAGGACTCTCCAGATAAATTTGAAAATATGTGTGTTTCTACATATATTCTACTACACGAACTTGCACATGTTATGTGTAAATCTTATAAAGGACACAACGAAGGATTCTGGGATAATTTTGCATTCATTATGGCTCGCGCTATAAAGCTTGGTATTTATAAATATCAGAATTTTCAAGATAAACCTATTAGATATTGTGGAATAAATATTAATTTTAACAAACCCTCACTAGCGGATGTCAATGAGTATAATTTTTAAATTATTTTTGCATGGATTTGAGTAAATAATTTAAAAACTAATAACAATAAAATCAAAAATGGAACTACATAAATTTTATGGGGCGGGTGTTTTACCTTTTACTAAATACAAAAACACCCTCTATTTTTTGATTGGAAGAAATAAAAAAGAAAATACGTGGTCAGATTTTGGAGGATGTTGTGAACGGTGTGATAATGGTTCATACACCGAAACCGCGGCCCGAGAATTTTACGAAGAAACTATCGGTTCTGTACAGGACATAGATACTGTTAAAAAAATATTATCAGATGGTCATCATTCCATACTTATAAATACACAATCATCTAAGGGGATGCCATACAAAATGTATATAATGTATATACCCTACAAATGCTATCGAACACATTTTCTAAATAATTATAAATTTGGGAAATATGCACAAGTAGATCAGAAATTTCTCGAAAAAGACGATATTCAATGGATAAGTTTAGAAACCGTGTACTATATAATAAATTTCGAACACGAAACTGATATAAAACTACGCAAACCTTTCATAGAAACTCTAAAGAAAAACTTTGATGATATAAAAAATGCATGTACTAATATTTATAAAGAATGATCATATTTTTTAAATGAAATTATAATTTTATGATTTTCTTCTGCAGGTATTGTTTTTAGAGCCTTATAATTAATATTTTCGAGTTTTTTGCGGCCAGTTTTATCAGATTTATTTTTCTTGGCATTCCATTCTTTGTGTGCCTGGTGTATAATATCTATATTGTTTTGAATATATTCAATAACTTTATTTTGAATCGCCCACTTGAAAAATGTTAATTGTGATACGGTTGTTTCGAATGAGTATTTGTTATTATTTCGTTCTTCAATAATTTCGCGTGTAGTTTTTTCAAGACGTTCGGGATGGTCAATAGTATAAAAAATTCTTTCAGATCGCCTAAAAGTATCAAACAATTTCTTTTTAAGACCCTTTAGTTCGTTGTCATAACTTACAGACAAAACGAATTTTTCTTTGCGCTCTGTTTCATTGTTATAAATATAATACCAAATTGGATTCTTTTTTGAAAAAATAGTTACTGTAAAATCAAGATCTCGCAAACTTACCTGACTATTCTCAGTAATAATTGGGATAATAATATCCAGATATTCATAATGATCATCAAAAAAACGTTTTAGAGACTTATACTGAATATCTTTTATACCATCTATATTTTTATGTATAAGTGCCATATTTTTACATAAAAATCTTATTTATTCAAAATACCGGATTTATCTTTAACATCATTTATTAATACCAAATAAATACTATTGTACAACAGAAATCATAATACCAAATATAATTAGAATTAAACCTAAGTATACCATCCTATTTTCTTCAAATAGTATTTCAGAATACTGCTCTGATGTACTTGGTTTTTTCTTGGTAATATCTGAGTATATGTCTACTATAGTCGTTTTTATATTTTCATACATTTCCTGTGGGGTAGAATTAAATAATATGCTCATTTTATTATATTAAACTTTTTTAAATAAAAATAAATTACTCCCCCTAAAATATTTAATAAACCAAGACCGACCATTGTGAGACCATATTCATCATACATGAATGGAAGAAAACCAGCAATTTTCCTATAAAATGATTTGGAATTTACAATGGCAAAAATAGCAACTACGATTGCGGTATTAATCAACAATTTAGTGAGCGATTTTTCGCTACTAGTTTTTTCTACTAAATTATTTGTGTTTTGTTGTTGTGCATTATTATAATCGGAATGTTGCTGAGGAAACATCATTTGTTGTTGAAGTTGGGGGTTTAATGATTGGACCATAGGACGATCTGGTGCAAATTGCTGTGGTTGTTGTGGGAAATTGTTCATATGTGGGGGCTGTTGATGTTGTTGATATGCCATTCCCATACTATTATCCTGAGGTATATTAGACTGAGAAATATTATTGCTGGGGTTGTTCAAATCTGCAATTGCGGTTGCCATTTCCGGTCCACCAGCTGACATTTTTATATATTACTTATATTATTTATAAATTTATTTAACACGAAACCAACACGGGTTCAAAACGAATACAGTTTCCATTCTCATCTTTTATTTTTGTTTCTCTTATAAGTTTAGAATTGTATCCATGAAGATACTGCGGACCAGCAAAGACAATTCCTGCTAGTAAAAAACCGATAATAAACACTAATAAAAACATAATAATATTTTTCATACTAATCTTTTAAATTTAATTCAACATTTTTTTTTCGTGTATTTGTAGCACTTTCCTTCATCGTCCACAAAAACAAGTTGTCTGTAGTTTTGGGGTGTCGGTTTTATTTTATATACAGTAGTATCATAAAAAAATATAATACCTATAACAAAACCAAGCAATAGAACTAAAAATACTTCGGGGTTTAAACACTTACTGTTAGTATTATTCTTTATTGTCATTTTTAGTAGTGGTTGTTGCTATATTTTGCAAAGATAAAAATTCTTCGATATTTGGAAAATTAAACGGATAATACTCTTGGGGATTGGGATTCAATTTGAAATAGAAGTATCTATATATTAGATACAAAACTCCCATACCTAAAACAAACAGGACAATATTCTGGTGATTTATGCGAGGTCTCGTAAAAGTGCGGTATCCTTGATAATCAGAGTGATACCTAGCTATATTGGATTTAATAGTTAAATTTGGTTCCATAATTACTACTATTAGTTATTATAATATACCGGTTATTTTTTCGCGTTTATTGTTAATTATTTACGAACTTCTTTTCTTGTAGACAAATTCATCATTATGTTCTCTAAGTCCTTTGTGGTACATTTTGCGCTGTTCTTTCGTAAAGCACTTCTTGAAAAGTTTATTAATAGAATCGTCTTTATCGTATTCGGTGTTTGTATACTTACACATTTTTCTGAGATCCTTTTTATTAATATATTTTTTAGAAAGGAGTGATTCTATTTTGACTACCAATTTTTCTTCGGCTTTAGTTTCTAATTGTTTGCGGTAAGCTCTTTGAATTATTTTGGCAGCTTCGGCTCTTTCTTTAGTTTCTTTGGTAACACGAGCGCGCGTTTGGCGTCCGCGAATCACAGCCTGTAATTTTGTTGCTGCACGCTCCTTTTTGACCTTTTCACTACCCACCTTTTTCTGTTGACGTCTGCGCACCAGTCTTTGTATAACTTTTGCGGCTTCAGTTTCTACATCACCTGAGTCAAGACAGCCTCGCAATTGAACCAAATTCATATTTTTTTCCATCCACATAAGAATATCCTTGCGGTCCTTTTTGGCCAATTCACTAAGTAAATCGGGGGTTTCTACGGTCTTGGATTCGGGTTTGGGTGTTCTTTTAATTAAGGGACCCTTTCCTTTTATAGCTGCAGAACTTCCTCTGGGTTTGGGATTGGATTTGGGATTTGATTTGATTTGTTGTTGTTTTGGTGGACTGGGTGTAGGTGTTTTTTTAGTTTTTTTGACTTGTTTACTTGTTGATGCAACAACACCTTTGGCGGCACCCTTGTTGCACCTTTTGGAAGAAGTATTGCAGTGGCAATCTCGATGAGCCTCACCCTTGTGGACTTTGCATCTAGATCCAGATAAAGTACACGCCAATCCTGATTCAGTACAGTTTGGCATATTTTTATTAATTACTATACTAGTATTCAATAAAAATAATTTTAGTAAATTTATTTATTTAATATGCTATTTAAAAATGTTTCAATATATTTAAAATCTTCTTTAGATAATAATAATTTATCCTTGCGATTACATAACTTTTTTGCTCCAGCTTTATGCTCTGAGTATATAACTACACTTTTTATAATATTTTCATTTGTCTTATACATATTTTTAAGGTATTTTAAATAATTGTGAGGTACAGGAATATTTTTTCCAAATAAACGCTTATGTTTTAGTGGAAGAATATCTTCAATATTAAAATTTTTAATATTCCAATAATTTCCTTTATAATTACATTTACCTCTTCCTTTTTTAACAAAAATTAATACGTCAAGATATGGTTGTGGTTTTTTCATATATTTTTTCGTATTTTTTTTAGAAATAGTTTCTGTCCAACCATATGCATCCATCAGAACTTTATAGTAATTTTTTTCAGTGAAAAATACCTGATAATAAGTATCCACCCCACCACTCTTTCCTCCCTCGAATTTATAACCCATATTTTCAACCTCCTTTTGGAATTCTTTTAATTTTGGTTTAAAATCATTTTCAAATGAACAAAGATCTATGTCATCATCCCATGGAACAAATGATTTGTGACGCAGTGCTCCAATTAAAGATCCAGAATCTAACCAATATGCTATTTTAAGTTTTTTCATTACTTTATGTATATCCAGAAGAATCATACGATCCCCTACAATTATTTCGGGTGAAGAAAAGCAGTTTCGGTATTTATTTATCTGTAATACCATTTTTATTAATTACTATATACTAGTAGTATTCAATAAAAATAATTTCAGTAAATTTATTTCGATTCGAATAATTTTTTATATCCAACAAGTTCTGAGCGCTCTACTCTGGGATTAAATATTTTAGTTTGCCACTCTCCCAAATTATCTTGATTAATAAATCCGCGATTCTGACCGATGATAAATATTTGTTGCTTGAATGCATCAAGAGAACCCTTGCATTGTTTATTAACAAAAGTTGTGAACACACCCTTCTTTTTGGGATTCTTTTTCAATCCCATATTATAAATTCTTCCTGCAAGATTACTGCGTTCGGGTTTGGGGTTTAGAGTTCGAGACATTCTATACATAAGTTTTTCTCTTGTTATTTGACTGCGGATATATTTTTGCTCAGATGTACTCAAAGATTTGATTACTCGTTCTTCTTTTGGATTATCTAATAAACACGAAAGAGATTCTCTATTTAAATCGTTTGTTTCGTCATATCCATCTTCGCGCGACACCCGCGCTCGTTGGAGGTACATTTGTTTTAGTAATTCACAGTCAACAGAGTTTTCTTTCATAAGTTTTTCGAATTGTTGTGTAAGACGCAACTTTTTGTTTGATACTCTGACCATAATTTCTTCAATAGAATTTCCTTGTGATTTAGGAAGAGTTGATATGTACTCATAAACTCTAATTGCTGTGGGTTCAGTATGCGAACAATAGCGAATGCCACGATATACAATCTGTTCAAGACGGGCACGATTCCACCACGGCGTAAGTAAATGTATTTGCTTAACATTTTTAAGCGATACACCTTCCTCTATTGAGCGCGTACCAATAAGTATGGGAATAAGTTTACCGTCTTTATTTTCCGATTTATTGTATGTTTCTAAAATGAATTTACGTTCTGGGTCTTTTGTATCACCCGAAAAAATGGCATATCTTTTATAGTTTAAGTCAGTTGTTTTCAAATTATTCGACGTAGCTTTTCTAAATCCCATAGCTTTAAGAACAACTTCGAGAGTTTGAACTCCATACTCTCCCACAAATTCTGTGTACACGAATGCTGGTGCAATGGATTGCATTGGAGCTTTAGCTGTAAGATTGAAAATCAGACGCGCGAATTTTGTGGAATAATGATTAATAAGGTTTATGGGATTGTCAGACTCTAACAATCTTTTATATAAATTATTTAAATTGGTCTTGCGCTCATTTACAGTAGCCCCTTCTATGGCAAAATTACAGTATTTTCTTGACTGCATAAATACCGTTTTGCTACCCGCAATGGAGTCCGAATCGTCTTCGAGATAGCCTTTAAGATAGTCTGTGTCATTACTGTTCCCAGTATTTAATTGGGCGGCTCGTTGATCACGCTCCAGAGCTTTGTTGAATTGAGTAATTTGTTCTCCAGACATAGGAACTTTTACGTGATATACTTTCTTTTTTGCCATAGCATTGGGATGTCCTCCTTTGAAATAACTAATATATCCGCGCGTCATAAGTTGAAAAAGATCTCCATTCTTGGCATTTAAATTTTTATCGATAAACAGTTCATCAAACTTTTTTCGTGTGAGTGGAAATGGAATTTTTGGCTGAAATAAGTTAATAATAAGACCTATTTCATACGGTTTGTCGTAAATGGGTGTACCGCTAAGTAAAAATGTGCGAGTAGTATCACTAGAATAGTATTTTAGTGCAGAATATAATTTCCAGTACCTAATTCCCCTTTGTGAACCAGTTGCGAGAGGATATGGTTCGGAAATTAATTTTTGGATTTCATCTATTATAAGTACATTGTTTTTTCTAGAAAGGTAGCTGCGTATAACCGGACCGGGTCCAGAAATCATACCAGTTTCTGGATTAGTATCGAATAATCCATTGATAAATTCATCGTGGGACATAAGTTTGTAAACCTGATCAATTTTAGAGTTAAGTAATTTTTCAGCAGTTTCAAGAGCCTGTTCCTTTCTCTTAATTTTATTGAATAATTTATTATTTTGAGTTCCAGAGTACTCTTTTTTGAGCTGACTTAAATCCGATTTCAAACTCGCAATTTCTTTTGAGTATTTGTTGTAGTTTTGGCGTTTTCCATTTATCTTTACTTGAGATGTACATTTACTTAAAATTTCTTTGCGGTATCCAGATTTAAGTTGTTTGGGAACCACTAATAGTATTTTTGTACTTGAGCGACTCGCATTTTCTCTGTATAGAAACCCACCTTCCATATCTTGTTTCTTCAAAAGTTCTGAAATCAATAATGCGCTGCACGTTTTTCCCGATCCTAAACCATGAAATAAAAGCATTCTGGGTACATTAAAATTTAAAACATTACCATTTACTCTGGGAAATAAATCTGAAATATACTTTTTAAGAAATTTTTGTTGGGGTTGTAATTTGAATTCTGAAGCTGATGATTTGCATAAATCAGGGTGTTTCTTGGACCCATATCCAGCAAAATCGTTCATGATTTTTTTATATTTCTGATTGATGTCACGCGAAGATTTTTTATCTGGCATAATCAATCTAATATTCTTATATAGTATTTACAATAAAATTTTTTTTTATTTTGTATTAATAATAATATACTTCGTTCTACAAAATGAAAAAAATTGGAACCAAACGCGAAGTGTATGAAGGAAGAGCCGAACAAACTAAAGGAGGGTCTACAGCAGCAGATCTAGTAAAGGTTCCAGGAAATACTCCAAACCAACGTGCTCGTATTAAGTTTAGAGAAAAAAGAAGTATAAATGGTGGACTTCAAATGTGGAATGAAGCTATTCGTCAAGCCAAAATACAACTTGAAATACCAGAAAATGAATTTATTCTTATGAAAAAGAATACAAAACTATATAAAACTGCCAAAAGTATACTGGAAAAAATGAAAAAGGAACAGCTTTCAACCGAGGATAGTTTTTTCTAAAAAAATAATCGTTGTCAGTAACAGTTATAAAAAGTTTATGAACAATAATACTTCTTATATCAAAAAGAAATATATGATTGTATATGAAAATTCTTCTCGCCGGATAAATAACTTTTAGAAAATAATGAATAATGAATATCAATTATTAAGAATGCCCCCGGTGAGAATTGAACTCACGATCTCTTCATTACTAATGAAGCGCTTTACCACTAAGCTACAGGGGCGTTAAACAATATATTTTTTCATACAATATATGAAAACGTGAGTGACAGGATTCGAACCTGCGCGGGCAAAAACCCAATTGATTAGCAATCAACTGCCATAACCACTCGGCCACACCCACATGAGTATCTAAAAGTTAATTACACCTTCAAACATTTAAAACGCCGACTATATTAGGATATGAATTTAATATTATTAAATTTACTAGCCATTCTAGAAAAATTAGATTTAGATGCTGAATAAATTAATTGTGAATTAGATAAAATGTAAAAATCTGTAATAGAATCTAATATTTGTTTATTTGTTGTATTAGACAATGAAGTATGTCCTATTTGTGAGTTTGATACAATAATATTATTATATTTATTTTTAATTTTTAATTTCACACTATTATTATCACAAAAAAACATTATATTTTTATCTTTATTATCTTCTATAAGTTTATATATTTTATCAAAGGAAAACTTTCTTGTATCTTTTTTACAGCGGACAAATTTTTTATCAGTTTCTAAAAATTTATCACCCAATCTTAAATGTATAGAAATATAATGAATTGGTAAAGAAGGTAATATATTCTTAACATTTGTTTTTACAACATTATCAAAATAGAAAATTTCATTCAATAATATATCACAATTATATTTATGTTTAAGACGATAATAATGGTGTGGTCGTTCAATAGTTACATTTTTAAGTTTTGAAATTTCATCTGATGAAATATATAAAAATTCATATTTCAATTTTATCAATTTTTCAAGTTCTATATTATTTATTTTGTGATAAAATTTTATATTATCAGACATACACTTTCCTAAAATTATCATAAAAAATCTTAAATAATCACCAATACCACCATCTCCTAATCTAAAATCATAAACACTTGTTTTAGTATAATTTTTAAAATTATTAATATAATTTTCCATATAATTATAAATTATATATTAATTCTTACTTATACAACAATAAAAAAAAATCTAAAAAATATCTGAATGAGGACGGCGTTTTAAATGTTCAAAGGTATAAAACATTAATTTGATTGCGGTGGGATTCGAACCCACGCCTACTATCGTAGACCAGAACCTTACTCTGGCGCCTTAGACCGCTCGGCCACGCAACCTTTATTTATTCTTGTACCACTCACCTTCTTATTTGTATATAAATCAACTCTTTAAGTTGGTTAATAAATAATAGAGTATATATAATTTACACCCCATTATTGAATATTTAAAATATATTATATTTTTTAAGTAAAAATGTCAGATATATTTGTTAAGTGGACGAAAACACACCCTGAAGCAAAGGTGCCACTTAGGGGATCTTCGGGTGCTATTGGTTACGATCTTTATGCTGTAGAAGCACATGGCCTCGAACCGGGTGATAGAGAGTTGGTTAGTACCGGTATTTCAATTGAAATTCCTCCTGGGATGTATGGTCGCATAGCTCCGCGGTCAGGATGGGCGGTGAAATTTGGGATTGATGTCGGTGCTGGAGTGATTGATCCCGATTATCGCGGAACTATTAAAGTATTGCTATTTAACCTTGGAAAAGATATGTTTGTTGTTCAAAAGGGTGATAGGATTGCCCAGCTTATTTTCGAAAAGGCCGATACACCAGTTTTTGCAGAATGTAGTTCACTTGATGGTACCGAGCGGGGTGAGGGTGGATTTGGATCTACGAATAATAAATAAATAACAATTAACCCACAATAAAAATTATTTGTATTTATTTATAATAAACAAATGCAATTAATTCTTTTTGATGTAGATGGTACATTAGCAGTTTCAAAACATACTATAAAACCAGAAATAGTAGATATGCTTAAACGTTTGCGTGCAAGTGGAAAATATCATCTAGGAATTGTGGGGGGTAGTCCATATGCAAATATAGAAGCCCAAATTTTACCAGAAAATATGAGTTTGTTTGAATATGTTTTTTGTGAAAACGGGTGTGTTGCTTACCACCGTGGTGAAAAAATACACCAGATCAGTCTCAAAGATGTCACTCCCGAATATGCACTTCAGGAAATGATTGATGAAATTCTCCAATTAATAGTGAACGAAAAGAATTTACCCTATAAAAGAGGCTCATTCATACATTTTCGTAATGGTATGATGTACATCACACCCATTGGAGGAGATGCTACCGTACCCGAACGCCAAGTATTTATAGAGTATGACCAAAATCACAAAATAAGAAAAAAGATGATTTTATACCTTTCAGATAAATTTGAACACAAATTTAATTATAAATTTTATTTGGGGGGAAGTGTGGGTTTTGGAGCACATCCCATAGGATGGGATAAAACGTATTGTATTCAACATTTTGATCATGTAGGATACAATAAAGTATATTTTTTCGGAGATCGTATGACGTCTCCAGATGGAAATGACTATACACTAGGAACACATCCTAGAATAAAAGGAATTCCGGTTGGGAATCCTGATGACACTCTCAAAAAAATTAAGAGTATTTTACTTTAATTAAACTAATTTATTGATTAATTAGTTTCACAATTCTGAAATATCTATGGTGGGTATGGTGGGTTCTCCATACACACAGTCCCGTTCGTTTGAACAACAAACGCATGTTATAAGAGTAATTACAGGAAAAATGCATACGAATAATATGCCTACAATTTCAAACATTTTAAAAACTAAATTAATAATAAAGTTGTTATGTGTTGTAATATGTATAATAACGCACAATAATTTTAATAATAGTTAATTAATGTCCCAATGAAAAAATTACCATATACCCCACCCAGTATTGGTATTGCTATTCTCTTGTGACTCTGTTTTTTCAGAAGCTTTTGGTGAGGGTGGGAGCGGAATATCGGCTGGGTCATTGCTGTGTTCTTTATTTTCCGAGGACTCAGTTGGGGTTGGTGTTGTTACATTAGCGAGACTTGGTGGATCTTCGGGTGGATCGGGAAAAACGGCTGTTGGTTGTGGGTCCTGCTTTTGTTGCTGTGGTGATTGATCGAAATGTACAGAATCTTGAATAAGAATAATATTTTTATTTTCGTGTTGCGAGGGTGGTGTAGGTGTTTCAGTTTGCGTTTCCGTCGTCACTTCTTTATTCTCATTAACTTCCCCATTAATAATTGTTTGTGAACGCTCATATACTTCCCAAAACCATCTCCCAATTAGGTCATCTCGACACTGGAAAAATTCTACATCTACTCCAAATTCTGGATAGTGCTGATCAAAATCAAAAAGGGCAATATCCGAACAATCGGTGTATTGCAAATCGCTCAAAATGCGCGTTCGTGCTTCCCATGTGAGGTGGTTTAGTCCAAATTTAAGATAGCATGAAGTATCTCTGACTTTATCAAAAGTACTTATTTTGTCCTGGCCACAATTGTTGTCATTGTCAATCGAAGAGTCACGAACTTTCCACGTATATTCACTAAATGAAGTATCGCCACTGAAAATCAAACTGAAACAAAAATTCGGGTATTGTTGTTCAAAAAGAAACAGTTTCCGCTCCGGATCATCTGAACTACCATAAAAAATGTTAAAAATACCCTGTAGTGCTTCCCAAGTAAGATGCCGCGGTTTAATTTTATACTCTAGCATATAATATTCATCATTATATTCCTCCATTGTTATTTATTTATTTATATTTTTTATAAGATTATTTTTAAGTATTTTATCGAGAAGAAGTAATGAGTGGAATTTTAAAATACTGATCTTTTTTCATGATACTCGCATCTTCTTCATCTGGTTTTTCAAATACTACGGATACACACTTGTCGTAAAGAAAACCTGCAATACACAATTCGAATTCGTGGTAATCTTTTACTGGGCAGAAACTGTTTTCATAGTAAATTACGTATTTGGTGTAATTCTTTTCAAGTGTGTGAGCATTTTTGAATACAATTTCAGTCGAAGGGTTTTTCAGGAACGAATCCATGTTAAATATATATTCATTAAACTCGCGACACCGGTCGGTAGTAGCGGCGGTATTGCCGGATGTTGTAGGATAGTTGTCGATAATCATTTTTAATTAAATAATTGCTTTTACGTCCTTTAAAAATTATTTAATTAAATATTTTCATTATTTCCTTTGATGCAGATACTATATTGCCAACTTCTTCATATTCAAACATTTGTTTAATTAATACATATTCTCGATATTTAAGTAGCCTTTTACTATTATTTGTTTTAATTTTTTCTGGAGAAGTATGTGATGATGATGAATCAATAAAATTTTCACAATAATTTATATATTCTAGAATAGTTTCGAGGGCTACGGTGTGGTATATTGATTTATTAATTACTTTATCAAATTGTCCAAGTGAACATTTTATACTTAATGTTGGTGATATTGACATTAATATAAAATATTTACAACCAGTTGCTTTGTAGTAATTATTTGTTTGTTATATTTACATTAAAAGGATTTCTAAAGTTTATTTTTTTTTGATTTATTTACATTAGTTATTCCGTCCCACCAGGAATCGAACCTGGGTTACCCGGATCAAAACCGAGAGTGCTACCATTACACCATGGGACGTTTGCTTGTTTTTGCGAAGAGAAATCTCCGCAATTTATATTATAAATAGTTCTTTAAGTTAATTGTCCAAGTGAACATTTTATACTTAATGTTAGTGATGATGACATTAATATAAAATATTTACGACTAATCGCCTTGTAGTAGTTATTTATTTATGGAAATTTTTTATCTTTGGGTTGTGGATACTTTTGTACGTATTTCTGATCACAAGAGTTGTATATTGGTGGGCGTGCAATAACAAGATCACTAGTGACTTTGTCGCGGAATTCACATGAATCAAGTGTGTATGACATTTGGAATCCTTCAAGTTCGCCTACCAGACGTTCTACTGCCATGAGTACAACAGCTACGATTACTACGGCCATAACGTTACGGTATTCACCGGTCATGTATCCTTTTGCGAAGTGGAGAGCAAGAACTACGGATATACCTTGAAGAAGAAGGAGAGTATGTTCACGGCTGAGCATTGTTTTGTTTATTTATATTTACTGTATATAATAATATTTTTTTATAAATTTTATATGTACTAATAAATAAAATAATAATGAATAATTGGTACAAGGATATTAAAAAAACCAAATTATATTATTGCGGAATATATTAAATTAAATACACCCGATATAAAAGTAATATTTAGTGGAGAAGGTGCAGATGAATTGTTTGGTGGGTATTTGTATTTCCACTATGCACCAAACCCAGAAGAATTCCAGAAAGAAACTATTCGTTTAACCAAAGACCGGTATCTTTTTGATGTACTACGTAGTGATAGAACAACTTCGATACACAGTCTTGAAGTTCGTATCCTATTTCTGGATAAAAAATTTGTTCGTTATGTATGCGATTGTACTCCACCACAATACAAAATGGCATCGAAAAAGTATAATTGTTACAACACACTGGAAATAGAAAAATTTATTCTAAGAGAATCGTTTGCGGGTATACTTCCACATGAAATTTTATACAGACAAAAGGATGCATTTAGTGATGCGGTAGGATACAATTGGTTAGACGAATTTAAAAAATACTGTGAATTGAATATAAACGATGAAAAATATGAACGCGCGAAAAAAACCTTTTATTCGTATCACTGCAAACCCAAAGACAAAACGGAATTTTATATAAGAGATGTATATGAAAAATACTATACTAATCAGAATGAACTTACCAAATATATATGGAGACCCAGATGGACAACTGAAACTGAACCTAGTGCAACTAAATTAAATATTCATTCTTCTTCCTCACTGCTAAATTCATCAATATCGTCATTACCACTATCATCGCAATAAGCCAACAAACCCCGACCATTTTGCCTGCCGTAGTAAGACAAAGAGTGTTCTTTGTTACTATATTCTTCGTACCACGCGCGCGGATCACCCTTTTCAAAGTATCCCATAGACTCCATTTTCTTATATCTATTAGCGCGATGACGCCTGACTGCCGGAGATACATTATTATCCAGAGGAATCATGGTAGTAATTTTTGTGCGGCACTCATTAATCGAATTGCGGACAGTATATCCGCGCTCTTCACCCATCAATACTTCTTTCAAGTTCCATTTCCACGGTAGTGATGGAGTATACACCAATTCAAGTCCATTCGCCACAAAATCAAGTGTTCCGGGTCCATAATTTTCCGCGTGCCATACGAAATCAATAGGTTGGCCATACAGTGTAGAACTAAATATATGCATATTTCCATAATTCACACCGCCGATTTTTGCGTATCCACCAAAGTGGACCTTTTTAGCGATAGGATGGTACACAAGATCAAGATTCAGAGTTTCCAGGATCTTTATAAACGAAGAGTATTCGATTCCACAGATCCAAACATCTAGATCAGAATTTGATGGGTGTGATGTATACTCGAAACAACGACGCAGTGCTCCTCCAAACAAACTGAGCTGCCCGCCCAGTTTATGCACAATTTCTGCGACCTTATTAATGTAAATACTCCACGCAGGACATTCGTCGAGCTGGTCCAGCACACTCTTAATTTCCAATGCGGTAGCACAAGACATTATTAATAAACAAGTTATTAATTAATAATAATATCTAGGAAGACTCAAGTAAATTATTTTTTGCTATTTTTTTCGGCCATTACAAGAATGAGATCAACGAGACGAGCAGCATACCCCATTTCATTGTCGTACCACGCAACAATTTTAACAAAATGATTGTTTAGTGATATACACGAATTCAAGTCTATAATACACGAGTGTGTATCTCCCATAAAATCACTTGAAACACGCTGTTCTTCAGTATATCCTATAACATTATTACTTCCACCAACTAATTTTAAAAATTCAAGTAAGGCTTCGTGGGATTCAGTACTGTGTTTAAATCTACAAGTAAGATCTACAACAGATATATTATTAATAGGAACACGGAAAGCCATACCAGTTAATTTCCCTTCAAGTTCTGGAATTACTTTTCCGACGGCCTTTGCTGCGCCTGTACTAGTAGGTATAATATTGGATCCACTCGCGCGAGCCATGCGCCAATCTTTTTTTCCACGCGCAGATCCGTCTACAACAGCCTGACTCGCAGTGCTGGCATGTACGGTAGTTACTAATCCTTCTATTATACCGTATTTTTCATGCAATACTTTAGCAAGTGGTGCCAAACAATTAGTTGTACAACTTGCATTTGAAACTATTGTGTCATTATTGTATTCAGAATCATTTACACCAACTACATACATAGGAATACTGGTGTCTTTTGGGGGTGCCGAAATAACTACATACTTTGCCCCACAGGTTCTATTAATATGTTTTCCAGCAGTATCTATTGTAAGAAAAGCGCCCGTAGATTCACATACATATTCTACACCATACACTTCCCAATTAATACTTTCTGGGTTTGCACAAATACTAATTTTAATTTCAGTTTTAGAGGGCCCATTCCCAATAACAATACTGTCTAGTGTATACCAAATACTAGATTTTAATATGCCGTGTGTAGTATCGTGTTTAAGAAGGTATGCTATGTATTCGGGAGACATGCCTCGCGTATTTATGGCCGCAACATTTATCATTAAATTCCCACTTTCACGCAAATGAATAACTCTACGTAAAACCAAACGTCCAATACGCCCAAAACCATTAATTCCTATATTAATCACCGGACCCCCTTCGTCAGTTTTAAGATTTGGCATACTAGTACTACTGTTAATTATATAAAATTAATAAATTTTATAATAAACTAAACTCTAGGGATATTCATTATTATTATTATGTACTCTTAACACATTCCATTTATAACGCGTATTATTCATATTAATATGAGCGCGTGCGTTATTTTCTTTAGTATAATTTACAAAAACTAGTGTGCCATC